CAGATTGGAATTCAACCATCATCTACACAGGAGCCAAGTGTTAAATCAGAATATAAGGAGGTTCAAAGAGAAGTGGAAACCCCTCAGTATTATTCTACTGAAATCCATTCAGGATACCATGAATCCTATGAAGGGGTTAGTGGGAGAAGAACATTGGATGAAGCATTGGATGACTACACACAGGAGTACTACTATGATTGATGGAAAAGCAAGTCTTACAACAGGCTTATCAGATGATCAAAGGAAACAATTGGAGGATATTGCTGCAACATTACAAAATGGTGTTGTATTATATCAACAGATTCTTAATAGTGATGGAACTAAAAGTAATAGAGCCATTATAGATTATAATGGTGTTGATTGGGATGCTAATGAAGCTGCTTATAAGAAACACTGGGATGAGAATCTTAAAACAGGTAAAAATGGATTTTGAATCTAAATCAAGTGTTTCTATTACTAAGGTAACGAAACTTATATTAGCTTATGAACAACTTATGAACGTATCTAAGATAATAGGTTATAATGAATCCTTACATGAAGTCATAAGGGAGGTTAGTGTATTATTACAGGATGAATATGAACTACAGAATGAACAAATTAATTTTCAGGAGATCGAATGTGATTAGTGCTCTTTTATTGGTTGCAATGGTAACACCAATTAATGCAACAATGTGTACAGAAGTAGCTTATGAGTTAAGAGATGCAGTTCATGAGAACTGGATTACATGGGAGGAATATGATAAAATTGTAGGTAGATGTGATGGTTTAGTAGAAAGTGAGGCTTCTAAATAAAAGAAAGTCCTTTAGTGAATTATGGCAGCTATAACTACTGATATGCAATCAGGGGATCTATTTGCAGTCAATAGATCCAACACCACATATAAAATGAAGGCTCAGGAGATCATTGATCCTATTCAGGCTGCTCAGGATAGGGCTGATGCTGCTTATGCTTTAGCTGAGGAAGCTTCAGGGGGTCAGGTTGGGGATACCATCCCAGTAGGTACTGTTAGCTGGTGGTATAAGAGTTTTAATAATAACCCACCTAGTGGTTGGTTAATATGTAATGGTGGTACCTTTAGTACAACAGCATATGCTGCATTATTCAATCAATTATCATATGACTTTGGTGGTAGTGGTAATGAGTTTATGGTACCTAACCTTAAGGGTAGGTTTATTATGGGATGGGCTAGTAATAGAGCCAAGTCAACCTTTCAGGAAGGAACTGTATTAAGTCATAGTCATTCTTGTAGTGGTGCTACTACTGGTAAAGAATCCCAAGCTCATACTCATGGAGTATCTATTACCACTAGTAGTAATGGAGAACATAGTCATCTCTTCACAGTAAAGACAGCTAGAGATGAAAATGATGAATATGAACGTGGGGATGATCCATTACCTAATCTAAATCATACTCAGAGTACACAGCGCGCTGGTGCTCATAGTCATAGTGTGTCAGGAAATACAATGCAGAATTTAATAACTGGTACACAAGGACATGTTCATACTTTAGCTAACTTTGATACAGATAATACAGGAAGTAATAACAACTATCCAGATAATGTAGCCCTACTACCCATCATCAAATATTAATGCCATGAATGTCTATTATTACGATCCAGATACCTTTATTTTTACAGGTGCAGAGGAAACCTATGCGGATCCATTAGAACCACATAAGTATGTAAAGCCTGAACATGCAACATTTACTGCTGTTCCTACTGTTCCTAGTGGAAAGCAAGCTAGATTTGTTTCTGCTTCTGATAGTTGGGTATTAGAGGATGCAGTCATTCCTTCTGCTAGTGCTGCACCTACAACTACAGCATTTGAAGATATGACATATCAGGAACGTCTGAATTATTATGGTTTAGGTGATCTACAGGCTCATATTGGCACCCTAAGCACTGTTGCAGTTGCATCAACTGTTCAATCTCAGATTGAGGATTTATATGATTTGCTGGGGCAAGTAAAGAATGATGTAAATGCTCTCAATATTACGAAGGGAATATATGGTGCTAATCATACTCTGGATGATGTAGATACAAGACTCACAACACTAGAGGGCTCCTAATGGCATTATCAGCAACTGACTTATTTTTAGTTCAAAGTAATAGTACTGGAGTTTCCTATAGTATTAATGGTGGAGAATTAGCTAATGAATTAACACCTTTAGCTACTGTTAATACTTTTACTTCTGATGTGAGTATTACTGGAAATTTATCCCTAAGTGGTAATATTCTTGGTAATAATCTTCTACCCACAGGTAATTTTCTTTTAAATCCTGACAATGATGGTAATATTACTTTAAAAGCAGATGGGGTATCTGGAATTACCTTTGAGTGTGCTAATAGCCCAATAACATTTAAAAGTGGCACTAATGCTAATAGTTTGAGATTATATGAGCCATCAGGGAATGGATCTTTCTATCTTGATGTGGCAGTATCTAATCTAACTGCTAATAGGACATTTACTTTCCCAGATCAAGATGGTGTGATTGCTACTGTGGGTGATATTAGTACAGAAGCTGCTTCTTTACAAGCTCAAATTACTGCTAATGACAATAATATTGCTGACCTTCTTGCTAGGGTAAATGCGTTGGAAGCATAAGACTAAATAGTCAAAAAGACGCTGACTAATGGCTATTTCTGGAACTGATCTACTGATTGTCCAAAAACCAGGGGCATTAACCAAATATAAAGTCACTGTTGCTGAGTTAAGTAGTAGTGGTGGTGGTTTATGGGAAACGTCGGGTAATAATATAGCTCCCAGTTCAAGTACTGCTGGTATTGTTGTTCAAAAGAATAGTGTAATTAATGGACTTAATATTGGTGTAGGTGGTGCTGGTGCTGCTACCAGTACTCAATTAGGAAACACTGTTTTAGGTTTTGAAGCTCTTCCTGGAGTAGGGGCCTTTACTCAAACTGGTCAGTCTAATACAGTTATAGGTTATCAAGCATTAAAAAGCAGCGAGGGTAGTCAGTGTGTTGCTGTTGGTTATAAGGCACTGTCCAATAATGGAAATACCGTCAACTGTATAGCTATTGGCTATCAGGCTATGATGAACTTTAGTGCTCGCCAGAACCCGATATCCCATGCTAATATTGCCATTGGCGACAATGCCATGGTCAACTGTACTGAGGCAACGAGCTCTATAGCAATTGGACAGAATGCCCTTTTCGATATGAACCCAGTTGATGGACTGGGTGGTAACAATGTTGCTGTTGGTGTGGTTAGCTGTAATAGACTAACAGAAGGTGAGTATAATGTAGCACTCGGCATGGGTACAGGACATAATATTCTAACTGGTAGTCAAAATACCTTTGTTGGTAACTATGCAGGCAGCCATCTTACTAACTACCCTGATATTGGTGATAATAACACAGGTATAGGGGCTAATTGCTTACAGGACCTTCAGGATACAGCTGAAAATAATACAGCTATTGGTTTTAATTCTGGGGCTGGACTAACAGGTAGTAATAATGTTATTTTAGGTAGTTGGGAAGCTGTTGGGCCAGATACAAGCATTGCTAATACTATTATTCTTGCTAATGGTGTTGGAGAGGAAAGAGCAAGGTGTGATAATACTGGTACATGGACATTTAGTGGATCCGGAGGTGGAGGAGGTGGTGCTCCTTTAGATTCACCTAACTTTACTGGTACTCCAACTGCTCCAACTGCTGCTGCTGGCACAAATACCACCCAACTTGCTACTACAGCATTTGTTATGGGTTCTTTTGTATCTCCTAATCTTACTGGTACTCCAACTACTTCTGATGCAACTGCAGGTGCAAGTAGTAGTCAGATTGCCAATACTAAATTTGTTACTAATGGTATTTCTACTGCTGTTAGTTCTATAGACACAGATATTTCTAATATTAATACTGCTCTTGCAAGTAAAGCTAATATAGCATCTCCTTCTTTCACTGGAGTACCTGCTGCCCCTACTGCTAATGCTGGTGCTGAGAGTAGTCAGATTGCTACCACTCAGTTTGTAGCAACTGCTGTTTCAATTAAAGCTAATCTAGCCTCACCTACCTTTACTGGTATTCCAACTGCTCCTACAGGCTCAGTAGGACTTTCTACTACACAGATTGCTACTACAGCATTCGTTTCAGCAGCAGTAAGTGCAGTTGATACTGCTCTTGCAGACAAAGCTGATATTGCATCACCTGACTTTACTGGTGTACCTACAGCTCCAACTGCAGCCCTTAATACAAATACCCTCCAACTTGCTACTACAGCATTTGTTCAGAATCAATTATCAACCAAAGCAAATCTAAATTCACCAGAGTTTATAGGGGTGCCCCTTGCTCCTACAGCAAATCCAGGGACAGATACTACTCAAATAGCATCTACAGCTTTTGTAAGTACTGCAGTAACTGGTTTGGCTCCTCTTGCTTCTCCTAATTTTACTGGAGTTCCAGTTGGTCCAACTCCAGCTATTGGTATTAATACTAGTCAACTAGTTCCAGCTGCTTGGGTTAATACTGAATTAGGCAATTATGCTCCTTTAGCTTCTCCATCTTTGAGTGGAACTCCAACTACTCCTACAGCAAATAGTGGAACAGATACTACTCAAATAGCATCTACAGCTTTTGTAAGTGATGCAGTAAATGGATTGGCTCCTCTTGCTTCTCCTTCTTTCACTGGAGTACCTGCTGCCCCTACTGCTAATGCTGGTGCAGATACCACACAACTTGCTACTACAGCATTTGTTACTGGTGGTATTTCTACTGCTGTTACTGGCATCAATGTATCTTTGAATGCTAAAGCTGATATTGCATCACCTGACTTTACTGGTGTACCTACAGCTCCAACTGCTGTTGCTGGTGCAGATACCACACAACTTGCTACTACAGCATTCGTTTCAGCAGCAGTAAGTGTAGTTGATACTGCTCTTGGAGACAAAGCTGATATTGCATCACCTGCCTTTACTGGTACTCCAACTGCTCCCACAGGCACCGCAGGACTTTCTACTACACAGATTGCTACTACAGCATTTGTTACTGATGGGATTTCTACTGCTGTGAGTTCTATAGACACAGATATTTCTAATATTAATACTGCTCTTGGAGACAAAGCTGATATTGCATCTCCTTCTTTCACTGGAGTACCTGCTGCCCCTACAGGCACCGCAGGACTTTCTACTACACAGATTGCTACTACAGCATTTGTTACGGGTGGGATTTCTACTGCTGTTAGTTCTCTAGACACAGATATTTCTAATATTAATACTGCTCTTGCAGACAAAGCTGATATTGCATCACCTGACTTTACTGGTACTCCAACTGCTCCTACAGGCTCAGCAGGACTTTCTACTACACAACTTGCTACTACAGCATTTGTTACTGGTGGGATTTCTACTGCTGTTAGTGACATCAATACTGCTCTTGGAGACAAAGCTGATATTGCCTCACCTACCTTTACCGGCACTGTTGGAGCTGACAAGATCGATGCCTCTGGTGACGTGCTTATCGGATCAAATCCCGGTAATGCTGCTAACAATACTGACGGCGGTTGGTATGGAGCTTCTGGAAGGGTGACACTTTATCACTCAACTACTCAAGATGATGCATTCCTTACTTGCAGCAAGAATGATGGAGCTGGGAGTAGTACTCAACCATTAGTTATTGGTGATGATGGCGACATCACTGCGGCGGGTGATGTCATTTTAGGCAGTGGCTCTTTCGACGGTGGCGCAGCAAGAATAGACGCTACCGGTGGTGGTTTTTATGGGCAAAGCTTTACAGGTAAAAATAGCTCCAGCTATGCAGATGATGAGATAAAACTATTTATTGGTCAAGGTAAAGATGTTAATGGTGCAGCTGGACCTGAAACGTTTAATGTTTTTGCTGACGGCAGCGCCTATTTTGGCGAATTAGGTGTTAGAGGACTGGGAGGCACAGATACAGCTTTTTATGTTTGGGATGCTGATAACAGCAATAATACTTCGCTGAGCATCTCGGCGAACGGCAACATTCGCGCTGGTGAATATATTGGTCGTCAAGGGAAGGGTGGTTTTTATTTTGGAGACAATTCGGTCTTACCTGCAAACAATGGTGCTCTAACCAACGGAACAACTGATCTCGGCTCTACCAACTATGCGTGGGCCAACATCACTGCGGCTGGGAAAGCTAACATTGGATCAACAACCCTTGCTGGTGTTGCTTTAGCAGTAACTAATAGTGATACTTGGAATACACTTTCTTTGAAAAATCTCAATGCTAGTGGTAAATTACTTAGCGGATTTGACGTTAACAATAACGAAAAGGTAACCATCCTGGCGACTGGCAAAATAGTTTCTGGAGGAGACGCTGAGGGTGGCGCGAACAATGGATCAACTATGTTCGTTGGGTCTGGATTTATGGCATCCTACGAGAGCGCAACCGCTCCTATTTTCAGAGGATATACAACATATAATGCAGGAGCTGGTACTGGCAGTGAAACTCCCACGTTCAATGTTTCCGCTGGCGGCGCCGTCACTGCAAATTCTCTGAGCATTGGGCAAAGATCAGACTTTGGAACTACTCTTACTGTAGACGACTCTACTGTTGGTATTAGTGTTGGGTCTAGTAATGGACTCGTTGTTTATACAAGTGGTAAGGCGACGTCTGCTGGCGACATCACAGCAAACTTGTTCATCTCATCAGCTTACTCTGGCGGCAGTGATGGAAGACCTGCTTATTTCGCAGCTGATGGAACACTCACTGATTCATCATCAGACAGAAGGTTGAAAAAGAATATAGAAACCATTGGCTCTCAAGTTGATAACATCAAAGCACTTAATCCAGTCTCCTTTAATTGGATAGATACTGACACCCGAGGTGCTCAAAATGAGATTGGCTTCATTGCACAAGAGATGCAAGAGATCATACCTGAAGTAGTTGGTTTCAATAGAGACCAGACTCTGACGCTAGATTATGCAAAACTTGTCCCAGTATTAACATCAGCACTTCAGGAAGCCCTTAGTAAGATTGAAACTCTGGAAGCAAAGGTTGCTGTTTTAGAATCAGAGTGAGAAAACATTATAAATAAAAGAAATCACATTTGAAGAAATGGCTATCTCTATGTCTGGTGGGCCTTTTGCCCATAACCGCTTTGATGATTACGATGCTCTGATTTCTGAAAAGAAGCAGGGCTATAACGACAAGCTTGATGATACCCTTGGCGAAAAGGATGGCAAAGAAGCTGACAAAGAGCAGAGTGATAAGGATCGTCGTGACGAATCCAAAGGTGAAGAGAAAGCCAAAGGTAAGCGTGCCTATTCCAGTGACAAGGAAATGGATAAGGTTGATGAGGGCACCATGAACTCTTATGTAAGGGCTCTCAGTAAGATGGGTCAGTATTATCAATTCAATGATAACACAGAGAAGCAATTGGATGAGATTGTAGGTCTAGTTAAAGGTGCTGCTGATACTGTAGGCGAAGTAGTTAAAGCTCCACTAGATGTGGCTGGGAAAGTTGGCAAGAGTGCAACCAAAGCTGTTAAGGACACAGCTAGTGGTATTACTGAAGATGTAAGTGCTGAAGAGGTAGTCCTCAAGGTGCTTATGGATGAGGGCTATGTTACTAATGCCACATCTGGTGAAGTATTCATCCAGCATATGTCTGATGAGTGGTTCAATAGCCTTGTAGAAGGTGCTCTTCAGGAGAATGCAGCAGTAAATCCTAACGATCCTGCTTTTCCCGAAGAGACCAAAGCTCAAGCATCAGCACAAAGCAAGGTGCGCTCAGGCAATATGAGAGGAGCAGACAAGACTAAGGGTGTATCCAAGAGCCCTGGTACCCAAGGCGGCCCTGGAATCAAGAATTATAACAAGGACGATTGAAGAAAAGGGACTTCTCTGCTAAAATAGAGAAGTCCCATCTCATTTTATATGACTGTAGATGAAGTAAAGGCAGAAGTCCTGCTTTTGAACCTTGATACAATTCGTAAATACCCATGTTCTCGTTCTAAACGGGATGATTTTTACTCGATGTGGTCTCGCTTTGGCCCTCAAGCAGCTCGGGATATTATGATTCCTTCTATTTGGGAGGAACATACTCCTAAACCATCAGAGGTTTTGAATGCCGGAAACAAATTATGAGCTAATGTATCGCCGTCCAGGTAATACTGAGCACGAAAAGGTAGCACAAGTCCTTGATGATATCCTCATTAGGCTTGAAAAGCTTGAGAATTCACTTAAATCCCAACAACAATCTTAATTATGGCAGTACTTTACAGTAAAAATGGGGATATGACTATCATCCCCACCAACAAAAAGACATATCAAGGTAACTCGAAGAATACTAAATACTCACCCAGGGGTCGTCGGCCCCGTCGTAAAGCACCGAGAGGTCAAGGATGACTTACAAAGAGAAATATCCTGAGTTTCTTGAGGAAACTATGTTTGCCGAACATGGAACTAAGGTACTAATCACTGATAGAGATGCAGATAAGTACCTAGACCAACATGCTGAGAGCATGAGAAAAGAGAAATATCCACAATGGCATCAATCTGAAGAATAAATAGAGGGGCAGAATGCCCCTTTTTTAATGGCTAACAATAATATTCAACTTTCAAGAAAACAAAAGACTTATGTGGATATTTCTTTGGCATTTGAGCCCAGTCCTATTACTGCGGACCTGACAGTATTGAAAAATGAGAGAGCAATTAATAATGCAATCAAGAATATTATCCTTTTTATCCCTTTAGAAGTTACATTTAATAGAAATATTGGTTCACAAGTCACAAATTACCTATTTGATGTTGTTGATGAAGGAACTGCAGGACTTTTAAAGTTAGAAATTGAAAGAGCCATCAATTATAATGAGCCCAGAGTAAGTTTAAAGTCACTTTCTCAACTTAGAGGGTATTATAGCCTTCAAAATGGACTTTCTAATAGAAGGAATGAGGATGATGCAGTTTTTGTGGAGGCTCAACCAGATAGAAATCAATTTTATGTTAGTATTAGCTATGAAATTGTAGGAACTGACAAATTACAGATTGTTGAGCAGATTTTAACTCCAACGAGATAGCATAAATAACTTAAAATCAGGGTTTTACCAATAATGGCGGGTGCTATTCAACTAACTGAGGTAGATTTTGATGAGATTAAGCAAAATCTTATAAATTATCTTAAATCAACAAAGCAGTTTACTGATTTCGACTTTGACGGCTCGAATTTGCAGGTTATTCTGAACCTCATTTCTTATCAGGCTCAACTTAATGCATATACTGCTAATATGGTGGCCAATGAGAGCTTTTTGGCTTCTGCTTCTGTAAGGGAGAATGTAGTATCCAATGCTGCTATGATTGGATATCTTCCTGTCTCAGCAAGAGCTTCTAATTCTGCAGTAGACTTTGAATTTACTTTAAATCCTGATCAATATGCTGCAGGGCTTCCTCAATATCTAACCATTAAGCCAGGAATGGCATTTACCACTAGTGGGGGCACTGGGAACTTTATTTTTAACATTATTGATAGTCAGAATTCCCCAGTGGCTAGTTCAGGGCTTTGTAAATTTACCAATGTTAAGGTTTATGAGGGAGCTTACCTTCCTGCTAGTTTTGTAGTTAATGAAGCTGATTATAATCAGGAATTTATCATTAGAAACTCCAATATTGATACTTCTACTATGAGGGTAGAGGTCCAGGAGGATCCCAATGAAGATGTTAGGCATATCTATCAACAGGCTGAGAATTTAGTTACTCTTACAGCTGAAACCAGGGCTTATTGGTTGGAAGAGGTAAGTAATGGTTTTTATCATCTTAGTTTTGGGGATGGTTACTTTGGAAGGAAGCTTCGTAATGGAGCTAAGATCTTTGTTAAGTATATTGTTACAAATGGAGAGCTAGCCAATGGTGTTCAGGGAACTGCTAATTACATCTTTGTTGGTAGTGTATTAGATTCCTATGGGACAGTGATTAGCGTTCAGCCAACTGTTACCTCTGGTCCTGCATCTGAGGGGGGAGCACCTATTGAGAGTATTCCTTCTGTGAAGTTCAGGGCTACCAAGTCATATGCCTCCCAGAAGAGGGCTGTGGTGGCTTCTGACTATGATAGCCTGGTTAGGGACATCTACCCTGCTGTAGATGATATCTATGTCTATGGAGGAGACACGTTGGTACCTCCACAGTATGGTAGGGTGTATATTTCAGTTAAGCCTTCTAATGCTGAGTATCTCTCCAACATCACTAAGAACTACATTAAAGATTCTTTAGATCCTTATAGGGTAGCTTCTCTGGATATTGTATTTGTAGATCCACAGATTCTGTATATTGAAGCAGTCTCTATGGTATACTATAATAACTTTAGAACTTTGAAAGATAATGCTGCTATTATAAGCTCAGTCAAGGAAACCTTAGAAACTTATAAGACAGCTTCTTCTATTGCTAAGTTTGGTGGAGCTATTAGATATTCCAAGATTGTTGGTGCTATTGATTCTTCTGATGATGCAATCACCAGAAATAATACTAATCTTAGGATGAGGAGGAATGTAGAGGTTAGACTAAATGCTCCAGCCACTTATGAGATTTGTTTTGAAAATCCATTGAAGCTTGATTGTAACAACCCTGTTGTTAATTCAACAGGATTTACCTTAACTATAAATGGTGTGACATCTCCTACCATCTATTATTTCCAAGATAATACTAAAGGAAAGATATACAGTTATCATTATGACGAAGAGGGTACTCTTATTATTGATAATAAGAAATTTGGTACAGTAGACTATGATACAGGAGAAGTGGAATTAGGATATATTAAAGGACAAGATATTACCTTTGCTACCACCGTAGAAAAGAATGGAGTAATTAAAGTAACAGCTCTTCCAAGAGATAATGACATTAGTGTTATAAGATCAGTATATATGGACTTTGATGTGTCCTCTTCAGTGATTGAAGCAACCGAAGATAAGCAGATTTCAGGATCATGACAAATTTAAGCTATTCCGATCAATCTAAAGTCAACGTCTATCCCTCCTCTCAGGTTGACAGTACTCTCCCTAATTTTATAGTTGAGAACTATGCTAACTTCGTAGCTTTTATGTCAAAAGCTGATGAAAGTGAGGAGCGTCTTGGATTTGGACAGAACCTACTTCAGAGTCTCCAAAGGTATAGGAATTTTGATACCTATCAACATGGAATAGTAGAATATGGTATCTTATCCTCTAATCTACTTTATAGTGATGGCAGTGGAGATGCTCAAATTGAAACTAACTATTCTGAAGCTATTGTTACTGGCGACGGGGTTAATATTCTAACGGAGGATAGCTCTACCTACTTTACTTTGGAAGATGGGTATGGATTTCCTGAAACTAATGGTGTAGTTCTTATTGATGAAGAGATTATCCTTTATAGAAAGAAAGAAGGTAATGTATTCTCTGATTTAACCAGAGGAGCTTCAGGAACTACTGTACTGCAGACTTTTACTGCTCCTGGTACTTATATTGATAGTTCTTCTGCTGCTCATCCTTCGGGATCAGTTGTTCATAATCTTTCAGTATTGTTTTTATCTGCAATGCTGGAAACTATTACAGAATCCTTCACAGATAACCTCTTTTATAAGAGAATTGCTAAGGGAGTCAATAAATCTGCCCTTCTACAAAACATAAGGGACTTCTATCAATCAAAAGGTTCTAAGTTAGGAGTCAAAGCTCTCTTTAAGATGCTTTTCGCTCAGAATGATGTGAATGTCAGTTATCCTGGCGATAGGATGATTATTCCTTCCGAATCTGGATGGTTTGAAACTCTTATTCTTAGGGTAGTACCTGTTCCTACTCTTCTGTGTGATCCAAAAGAAAACAATGTCAGCCCTTTGGGTATTCTTGGATCTGAGCTACTTTTGAAGTCTTATCTGGATGATGATGCCGTATATGCCAGAACGTTCTGTGATTATATTTCTGTATATCCATATAATGATCAAACTCAATATGAACTTTATGTAAATGTAGATTTTGACGCTGGAGACTTTATTCCTAACCCAGAAAGCCGTTTAACTAGAGGATTGCAGGTAGTTGGAAGTAGTAATGACAATGTTGATGTTACTACCATTACTGTTGAGTCTACTTTGGGTTTCCCTGATAGTGGGGTTGTCTTTATTGAAAATGAAGGCATCTCTTATACTTCTAAGACTTTCAATCAATTTGCTGGATGTAAGAGGGGATTTATTGGAGTTAGTGTAGCTCATCCCATAGGATCTTTAGTATATGGTCCATATTATATTGAAGCAAGATATAAGAAGGAGGGTGAGGTTTATGTTAGTAGATCTTGGCCATTAGGTTTGGCTCAGAAGGTTAAGGTAGAAGATCCTGGAGTTTTGCACTCTTTAGATGATGATGTTTATATTAATGGTCCAGGAAGAGTAAATCCCAGAGAACAAGCATTAGCTTCCTTTGTAGAGAACTACGACGATAGTTTAGCTGGAGTTGCTCAAAGTGGTGGCACTGATACTCAATTATCAGTAACTGCTGGAGTGAGTGGAGTATATTTTGATGCTTTTAATATCTTCTCTACTTCAAGTACTCTTCCTTATAGTCCTATAGGACCTTTCAGTACGGATGGATCAGTTGGTCCTGTAGAAGTTTATAATTCTGTTAGTATAATTCCTACTCAAACATCTATTAAATATAATACCTTTAAGGATAAAGGAACTCATACTATAGGTGTATTTGTTGATGGTGTTTCTGCTTATAGTAATAATTCAACAAATAGAGTATATCAGGGTAGGATAGCTGGAGCTGTTGTACTTAAGAAAGGTAGTGGTTATGTAAATCCTAGTTTGATTATTAATGAGATTAGAAAAGGAGAGGCTGTTATTGAATTATCAGCTTCTGGAGCTATTGTATCCGTAGATACAGATCCTATTACTAAAGATAATTATGGTAGTCAGGTTACTAGTAGAATTAGTGGTGGAGAAGGAGCAGTTTTAAGTTTAGATTTCACTAATTATGGTACTATTAAGAATGTTACTCTGGTGGATGGAGGAAAGTGGTATTATGGTGGGTTTGCAATTATTACTGTGGTGGATTCTTCTGGTAGAGGAAAAGGAGCTGTCCTTAGAGTTACTGATAAAGCTAATGGTGTAATTACTGGTGTTGAAATTGTAAATGGAGGTATTGATTATAATAAGAATACTACTTCGGCTGAGGTTCTCCCTCTTGGAGATGGTGCCGACGTATTTGCTACTGTTCAGTATTATACCTTTGATCAGTATAGAGAAATTATAAATCACGATAATTGGAGTTTAGATTCTGGAAATGGTTTCTTATATCCAGCTACTAGTTCAGCTACAGAAAGAACACATTATGGTTATATTGGATATCCTAAGCTCTTAGCTGCAGATAATCCTCAAGGTATTCTTGGGTGGGCATTTGATGGTCATCCAATTTATGGTCCTATTCAGTTTAAGAATAAAAAGGATGATACTGATGGATTTGTAGTTTATATTAGTGGATACGTACTAAGATCCAATAGAAACAATATCATTGCTGGTGGTGGAACGCAAGGGACTCTTCCTCCCACTAAACAAGAATATGCGATGGGAACCTTTATTGAGGATTATAAGTATAATGATGATGCTACATATTCATCTGATTATAGACTACTGACAGATAATACAGATACTTCCAGTACAGCTGATCCTCTTAATAATGCCTATATTCAAACCGATCCACTTAATGATTATTTGATGGCAACTTTGGGTGGAGGTGTAGATATTAATGTTGTAGTATGTGATGAAAATAATGGGGCATTTATCAATACTCCTGAGTTTCCTGAGGAGCTATATCCAGATGGAGTATATTGTTATATTGCTACAGCTATAGGTTCTAGTCCCAGCTTCCCTTATATTATTGGTGATAATTTTGCTAGTAGACCTATCTCTCAGAATCTTAAGTTGATTGATGAGATTCTTCCTGTACCTATTACATATAGTTCTTTTAATCCAGAAGTTACTTATGATGGTACTCAATTAGAGTTTGATTTTACTAAGATTAATAGATTTAGAAATCCTTATTTGGAAGAGACAAAGGATGAATTAAAGGTTGAGGTTGCTGATGTATCTAGAGGTAGTATATCTTCTATTGAAGTTGTAAGTGGACTTCCTTCTACAAGCAAGGTAGGAGATTTAGCATACTTTGATGATGCTGGTACTGGTGGAGCAGGAGCTGAAGGTATAGTATCACAGGTTAGAGGAGAACACGTAACTGGTTCTTTTGGTTCTGTTATTGCTACTCAGTTAATTTCACATAAGCAAAAGATTAATCTGAATTATTATGAATATAATCCTAATTTAGAGATGATGGTAAAGCCTGACTTTACCTTTGTGCCTGATACTCTTATCACTACCAGTACTGGTTCTATTGCTCAGGTATTAGGAAAACATAATGTAGATCCTTTTAACTTTGCTGATGATCCAGATAATTATAATTATGATACAAGACTATTAACTGTTCAAACTGATACTAAGAGATTAATTCAACCTGGCGATGTATTCTATGATAATGATGGAAAAGCAGCTGTTGTAAGATCTATAGGCATGGGTGCCTTTATGGGAGAAGTTAATGTAAGACAAGCTCCTCCTTTTGCTCCTATTCCTGGACAATTCTATGTTTCATCTAAAAATAGAGTAGCTACATCCGATTGGAGGGATAGTAGTAATACTCCAGATAGTGGTATAGAGGGAGTAAAGGTATGGAAAGGAGACGTTGTAGTTTGTATTAGTGATGGTACCACTGAAGGATATACTTGGATTGTGCAGGATGATAATACTCTGTATGATGCAGTAGCCGATCATGGCGCACTAAAGATCAAGCAAGCCTTAGAATCTTACTTCCATTTGGATTCAGGTGATTGGCTTTTAGATGAAGATGGTTATTTTCACTTAGAGCTTGAGCAGAATGTAACTCTTACTATAAGGGGCATTCCTTCAGTAGGTTCTAATACTTGGGTTTCATCCACTGAGCCTGCTCAGGATACAGCTACAGATGGAGATCTATGGTGGTCTATTAATACTGGTAGGTTCTATGTGTTCTTTACCTGTAAGGCTTCATATATGGAAGCTGGACAGGAGTGCATAAGGACATTTGGGCAGTGGGTATGTACTCAGCCTATAGGTACCAGACCAATGAATGGTGCTCTTGATTATGGTCCTCAAGCTTATTATAAGGATAACTGGAATCCCAGTACTAAAGTATTCCATCAAGCTAGTGAAAATACTATTTCTATTGCTAATCGTGGACCAACCATGAGAGAAGATGGTTATCCCAATCAACTGGGAGATTTGTGGTGGTCTTCTGTTACAGGTATTCTTTATATCTGGAATACAAATGCAGTTTATAATCTATCCGCTGATGAATATATAAGATCAGAATGGGTTTCCACTGATCCAACTGGTAGTTATTCATCTATCATTGCTGGTAGTGATGAAGTAACTACTCATCCAACTGGTCTTGGGGGTACTTATGGAGCTGAAGATTCTATCTACTCTGCTAATGTTATTACTCTGATATCTCCAGAGGCTCCTACTGAAGTTGATGCATATACTCCTTTGACTGAGGGTCTTCTGTGGTGGTCCTGTTCTACTGGTAAGTTGCATGTTTATTATAAAGATGGTAATGGTACCGAGCAGTGGGTTATAACCAGTCCTATTGGTACTATTCCTGGAGAAGGTGCTTTGGACATAGTTCCTGATGGTTCAGGGGGGACTAATCCTAATCCAATTTATAGTGTGCCTGAAGGACCTAAACAGAAGTGGTTATGGTTTGATAACTATGATGATTTTTATGTTGGAGATATTTTAAAGTTTGAGATTAGTGCTCCTGGTTTGAAAGAAGTATTAGATGGAGCAGGAAATATTATTATTAAGGATTCCTATGATACTGCTCTTATTAAGAAGAAAGGTCTTCCTTATTCTATGAAAGTAGTGAGGGATGATAGTCCCAGTGAGCTTCCTGATAGGTGCCCTGTTATTAATAATTCCAGAGCTTTATATACAGTTAATACTAGTATCCCTCATAACTTATTAAAAGGAGATACAGTTTTTATAAGTGGATCTCTTTATGATGAGATTAATGCTTCTCATGTAATATATGAAGTTGGAATTGCAGTTGCTCCTGTTGCTACTCCTACTATAGATCCAACTACTCAGGAAGTGGAGGATTTGGTATTCTCTACTGATTCAAATGGAAATGAGCTTAGAGGTAGTGGATATCGTCAGGATTTCTATATTACATTTTACGGTGGTGGAGGAACAGGTGCTTTATTCTATGCAGAAGTTTCTCCATTAGTGGAGAATGAAGCTGGAGATTTTGAAGGTGGAGAGGTTACTAAAATTACTTCCTATAGTGGAGGACAGGGTTATATAGATAATTCTAATGCCCCTTTAATACCTATCTGGGGTTCTGAGTTAACTACTCGTCAATTTACTTTCTATACACTTAAACCTCATGGTATAGATCCTTATATTACCTATTGCACTCCAGCCACACAAATCATTAGTGATGTATGTAAAGTGGATGTGTTATCTCCTGGTATTGGATATAATACATTACCAGACATTAAAGGTATCATTAAGAAGGAAATAGACAGAGCCAGAGTAACTGTGAGTTCAATGGATGGAACACAGGTAGAAGCTATTTCAGTTAGTTACGGTGGAAGTAGATATGAGGATCCAATTGCTATCATTACTGATTTAACAGGTAATGGTTATGGTGCTACTGCTACAGTCACTTTAGATTCAGAAGGTAATGGTACTGTTGTATCAGTAAATGTAACATATGGTGGTACTGGTTATGTTGAGCCTGTTGTAAGTATTGTTGATGATGAAGGTATCTACTTACCTCTCACCAAAGACATCGGACAGATTAAAGCACTCAAAGTTACAGATCCAGGTAGAAATATTTCACCAGATAGATCTCTGAAACCAGAATTGCAGATTGAAACTAAGGCTGTTATTAAGTTTACAAGTTCTCCTTCTAATAAGTTTGTTCCTGGTCAGGAATATGAAGTATATCAGGGAACTCCAGATTATAAGTTTGTAACTGCTACTATTATTGATTATGAGGATGAAAATCAAATCATTACTCTTAAGAATGTCAATGGTGTATTGAAGTCCAATGAGGAACTATTCACAGTAGAAACAACTCCAGTAATTTCTGGTATCTTATTGATGGAAGGACAAGCTGACTGCTCTATCGTAGTTAATGGTATTTCAGGTACATTGGGTAGATTTATGAATGATGAATCTATGTTGAGCAGAGAGTATGCTGTTATTCAGGATTCACGTTATTTCCAATGGTTCTCCTATGAGATTGCCTCTCCTATGCAACAGATAGACTATGTGACCTTTGTAAGAGATATAATCCATCCTGTTGGATTTGCTTTATTCTCTGGAGTGATTATTAATGATTCAGTTAGTGCTACCTTTAATGTAGAAGAGGCTGCCCGTGGTACTGCCGATTATGTGGTACTAGGTACTAATCCCGGACCTGAAATATTAGGACCACAGGGTTATTATGGTGTAGGTGCCATGGTGGCTCCAGATTCTACTGTTGATGAATAATAAATAAAAGAAAGCGGAGAGTACAGTTGGCTTCCATTATTAAAATTAGTGAACTGGTCACTACGAGCGACTTACTTACAACTGATCCAGTAATTATTAATACAGGGACAGAAGGAGATTATACCACTAAGAGTATAACATCTCAGGAGTTTATAGTTAAGGCATTAGGGTGGTATGGAAACGTAGATGGTTCCATTCTTATGATTAGAAGTGGAGCCTGGTCTGCTTCTCCATATACTCTTCCAACAGATAGTGGAACTGATGGTCAGGTATTAACTACTGATGGAACTAATTCGTCTTGGCAAACTGTAGATATAGGTACTTCTCTTTGGGAATTTGATACCACTATTGATGCTATTACTCCTGTTCCTCCAGCAGCTTCTTTTCCTGTTGATTATTCAGGAAATGGAAATGGAAAGTGTTGGTCTGTTCAGCCAGTAGGGAGATCTGACGAAGCCTCCTTCCATACTAATGCTGATTTAACAGTAGTTGGTGTAGATGGTGCAATACTTTCATATGATGCAGTTGGAGTTTGGGGTGATGGATCAGGGCCTCCAGCTTTTGCTGCTAATACCTTTGATGGTAAGATAAGTGCGTTGAACTTTAGACATGGTACCATGAGATGGTCTTATACGAATGCTTCTAAGGATGAAATCTTCTTTTACTTCTATAAGGGTGATGCAAATGGCGAATTGATGATATATAATTCAACACCGGGTGGCCAATTTCATATTTACAGGCCTGGTGAAGTTACGATTACTACAAATGGAATAGAAATTGCAGCCATATACTTAACTTTAGGTACTGCCACCTATATTGATGGGAATGGAGTTTCTCAGACTGCAGATCAACTATGTGAATTTGCAGGTCCTCTTGTAATGGCTGCAGATGATCCTGTAACTATAAACAGTCCTGTTATAATTAATAATATTCCTATTAGTAGCGGGCAAGGTGGACTTATGGATGGGACTCCCTACAATAATGAAGGGGGGCCATATAACGCTATTGCTATTGGTTGGAGTGCTGGTGATGGGTTGAAAATTACGGGCACTACTGCCGAGCCTCAGGGAAAGATTGTAGGAAATCTGAATACAATTGCTATAGGAAACAACGCCTTAGCTGCGGGGGGAGAAAATTATTCCTGTGTTGCTATTGGCCCAAATGCTATGAGGGATTGCTCTGGCTGTCAAGGGGACGTAGCTATTGGCAATAGCTCGCTTGCTAATTTTAATGAGTATTGGGACACGTTTCCTACAGCACATGGGAATACGGCTGTTGGACATTTAACTTTGTTGAGCCAGAAATGTGGAAGTGGAAATGTCGCTATAGGCTACAATGCAGCCATGGAGTGGACAGGGGTTGATGATGATGGAATAAGCGTGCCTTTTGGAGAGAATACCTATTTGGGATATAGGAGTGGCCGAGGAGGTGACCAATGTGGTATTTATAATATTGCAGTGGGTGCGGAGAGTGGTGTTTGTAGAGTGGGTAGTAATAATATTTTGATGGGAGTGTTGAGTCAGGCTGAAGGTAATAATAATATAGTAATGGGGAACATGTGTCAGGGAGGCCTCTATGACAATCCAAATTGGTTGGATAATGACCTATTAGGACAAACAGGTACCAATAGTAATATTGTAATTTCAGGTCAGAGGGGTACCAGTATCTATGGAGAGAGAAGTAGCGCCAATATAATACTTGGTACCCCTGGTGCTGAATATTTTCTGTCGGGCAATAATAATCTAATTCTTGGTTATAATCAGGCACCTCTCCCATGGGATATTGTTCCTAGTGTACGTAGTAACACTATTTTAATCAGTAGTAATTATCCAAGAGCATATTGTGACTCTGATGGGGATTGGACTTTCACTGGTAATATAACAGCTAATGGTGCAATGCTTGGGCTTTGGGAAGAAGTACCCAATAGTGCTAATATAACTCCTGTTTATAAAGGAAATGGTGATGGAAAGTGTTGGAAATTGATTCCAGACGCATCTCCAGGTGTTTTGACTATTTTAGGTGCTGCTGGAAATATATATACTGACGGCTCTGCTGTTGAGATTTTTGGGTGGAAATTGGTAGCTACCGCTGGAACAACTAATTATTGTAGGACAGCTGAGATTACCCTTAGGCGAGATTGGGGAGATGAGATAACCACAATTACTTCACAAATTGCAGCCCAAGAATGTTTTTCTGCTGTCTATATTGTACCAACTGATTTAGCTGACTGTGCTCAAGATGGACCAGATGCAGTTCGTGGTATTGTTATTGAGGGTCAAGCTACAATCCCAGAAGTTCCTGTTGCTCCTACGGATGCTGCTTCCAAAGCCTACGTCGATTCTCTTAACAGCATCCAGACAGCTTCTGACTTTAAGCTTAATTTAGACACAGCGGATGTGTTTAGATATAAGTGTTGCCAAGCTTGGGAGGGTTCTTTCCATGTGGTCAGTGGCGGCAACCCTCCACGCCCTGTTTTATATGATAATATAGATTATGATGGTAATAATGTTAGAGATCAACTTTTAGCAACGGCTATTGTTGGAAAGGAGGTATGGTTTAGTGGAGATGATGGAGTTACCTGGCTGACTAGAGGGATAATTACAGCGCTGTATTCGGATACTACTTATGTTGGTAATCTGTTTAACACATCAAGTCCTTCACCTGAATTAATAGCTCTGACAGACTTTAATGATCCACTAAATGGATGTCATGGCACTGAGTTTACTCCTGATGGTAGAGTTTTTCTTGTTGCCTTTGCTGATCCTGGAATCTCTCCTACTGTAAGTTATATTCCTCTTGCACAGGGAGATACCTTGGTGTGGGAGACCGCAGGTTTGACTCCATATTTTAGACCTAGGGAATTTTCAATTAGTAACTTAGTTGATGTTGCTGCTGGCACTCCTACTGCAAATCAAGTATTAGCATATGATGCTGCTACTGCTAAGTTTGTATATTCGGATACTGTAACTACTGTTAATGGTTTAACTGGATTTGCTAGCCTTAGTGTAGGTAGCTTGAATAATGTTGAGGATGGATCTCCTACTGAGGGACAAACCATCGTATGGAGTGAGGTTGATTCAGAATTTAAGTATTCACAAGCTGGCGGCGGTGGTAGTGGCGCTGTAGATAGCGTCAATGGTCAGACTGGAGTGGTAGATTTAGATATTGTTGATATGGGTGATTATAAACCTGCTGTTTCAGATGCAGGGCAAGGTAGATGGGATATATTTGACTCTAATGAAGGAGTTCTGGGTCATTGGGATAAGGAAGGATCAGGTGCCTTTGAAAGGCTTATTGTTAATATTGTTGATAGTGATGGGATTAACCGTAAGGATGAACTTGTGGCAGTTGGTCCTGGAACTTGGTATTTTAGTACAAATGGAGAACCTTATATTGAAACTATTGTTAGTTCAGTTGCAGTGGGAGGAAATACGGGCAATGCCAACCAAAATATAGTAATGAATTGCCAATATACAGGCACGTTTGCTGGTCCATTGAGGGTTAGTGCTACTAATCCAGGAGATGGAATTCTACCTTTGGCAACTGGAGATATTTTAGTATGGAATGGAGAGGAAGATTTTGTACCTCAACAAATCCCAGTTGATAGTGTTAATAGCCAAACTGGTGTGGTAGAACTGGGTATTCAGGATATGGTTGATTTTGAGTTGAATGCTGGAGATGTTATCACCACTATTCCTTATACTTGGTTTCTCAACGGTCAGTTGGAGCCAGAAAGTGGAAAAGCAAATTGGCAAACTAACTCTGGATATACTATACGCGTTAGTAATACAGATAAAGATGGAGTGGATCGTAGAGCAGCCTGGGAAGCAGTACAAGCTACTCATGATGCAGGCAATACAGTTACCTTAGCTCTTATTTCTGGAGGGGTAACAAAGTATGTACCAATTACAGCTATATTTGTTTATGCAGATGGTGCCGCCGGCACTCTCTTTGGTGGAGGTACTAATATAAGATTAGATCAAACTGCAGTAGATTTCTTAAATACAGTATCTACAAATACTACATTGGAGCTTTCCTCAGGAAGCTTTACTCCTACTCCTGATCCTCTTGTTGTTGGTGATGTTCTGGTATGGGATGGAGTAGCAGCATTTAAGCCTGAAATTTTAGAACTTAGTAGTTTGAGTGATGTTGCCGGAGGTACTCCTACTCAGGGTCAGACATTGGTTTATAATTCTGCTAGTTCTGAATTTATATACGAAACCATATCTGGTGGCGGTTTTGGCACTGTGACAGAGGTTAACGGGCAGCTCCCAGACTCCTCGGGTGAGGTGACCCTAGGGATAGGAGATCTTGATGATGTCACCCTGGCTTCTTCTCTTCTTGACGATGGGACAAGTCTAGAGATATTCGAGCTTGATCAGATCGTTTTCGCTAGTCCCAGCATCCCCTCTGGAGATAGTGTCAAGCTCTACTGGCAACCCGATTACGGGTTGTCGATGGCACAGTTCAATGACGGTGCCACGGTGTCCAGCTCGATCTCTGTAAATATCAGCAAAGGGATCCTCCTGAAAGCCCCATCAGGTGAGCCTATTTACTTATGCGACACTTCCAGCGGCACCCCTGTCCTGGCATTCTCCAACGGATCACCTTTCGGCGCTGACGCGGCGCATCATGGCTTCTCAGTTTCTTTCACGATCCCTGAGATAACAGAAGACACGTCTTACACCCTGCCAGCTACAGACGGTACTAATGGTCAGGTCCTGGCTACCAGCGGATCCGGCCAGCTGTCCTGGGTCGACACTGCCGGAGGAGGTGGAGCTGTAGACAGCGTTAATGGTCAGACAGGGGCGGTTAGTCTTAGTGTAGGAAATTTGAATAACGTGGAGAATGGTACTCCTACTAATGGTCAAACTTTAGTATGGAGCGATGCAGATTCAGAATTTAAGTATTCCCAAGCAGGTGGAGGAGGCGGTGGCGCTGTAGATAGTGTCAATGGTGAGACGGGTGTGGTAGAACTGGGAGCTTTTAACCTCACAGACATCGACTACGCTTATTCTGCTCCTTTGGACAGCGTAGACAGGCTCAATACTACTGGCAGCATAGACGGAAACGATGGAGAGTGTTTTAGTTATGGTGGTAATGCGTTTTACGTATCACAAAGCAACGCCCAAGGTGTAGATCAGTCCACTTACCTCCCCCCTGTCAGTAACTCCCCCGGTATATTGATAGTCATTATTGGAGGTGTCAACTATTCCCTCTCTTACTCGTCAGTAGTTCCGTGGCAGTACGGCAACGAGCCCGACTGGATCATTCTCAACCAGGATTCAGCGGACGCATCTGCCAATGCTCCTTTCTTTACTGCCATCGCCAACTCGTCTGGATCTGTAATTGGAGTGTCCACAAATCAGGATCCTGTGGTGCTACCTGTTGAGGAAGGTCAAGTCCTTTCCTGGAATGCAGTGAGAGCTCTATTTGAGCCAGTTGATCGGTCTGTAGATAGCGTAAACGGTCAGACAGGCGTCGTAGAACTGGGCATCCAGAATATGGATGACTATGAGCCTAATTATCAGCCATTTGGGGCTCCATATGCCTGCGGCACAGTGCAATTCCCGGGGAATGGGCTTTGGTTTATTAGTGGTACTAGATTGAGTTTTGGTGCAGTTGATTCTGATGGGACTGATATGTCCGCTCAAATAGCTGCTGCTAGTGGTGAGATCTATTGGTCATATGATGGAATTTCCTGGATAACTGCTACATTCAATGGATCGCCAGGCACAACAGGTGATAGTCGTTATATTGATATTACTAGTGGGCCACCTCTTCCATCTATTTCTGGTAGTCCTGGCCTTTATCTTGCATTTGGGACACCAGCTAATCAACCAGTTTCCTTGATAGCTGGAGATATTTTGGTATGGGATGGCGTAGCAGACTTTAAACCTCAGCAGTTGCCTTCTGGTGTTGGCGCAGTTGATAGCGTCAATGGTGAGACGGGCGTGGTAGAACTGGACATTGTTAATATGGGTGACTTCCAATACGCCCAAAACATGACGGGGTCCGGACCTAGGCCTTATAAGAAGGGGACCGTGAACAATCCCGGCAAGGTTTTCAGCAGCACTACACCCTGCACCATAAGTATATACGACCTGAACGGCGCCGATCTCAGCCCTTACTTCGAAGCTGGTGCGACTTTCGAGTGGAGGGACGAGAACCTGGTCCTACTCCAGTCCCAGGTAGCCATCTCGGTTGAGCTCACAAATGGAGGTGTCTCTTATGGTGTGACCTTCCCTGTTGCATTCCCAGGGAATGGCAACTTAGATATTAATACACAGTACTACCTGACAATCATACCAACCGATCCTGTCTGGCTGCCGTTAGAACAAAATGATATTCTTGTCTGGGATGGCGTAGCAGACTTCAAACCTCAGCAGTTGTCTCCAGCTGCTCCTGTAGATAGTGTCAACAGCCAGACAGGAGTGGTCGAGCTGGACGTCTTCGA